TTTTTCCATGTATCTATTTTCATACCCAAAAATTTTATAGATGGATCTGGACCAAATTTTGTAAAATCTTTAAACGCACCTTCTTCATCTAAAAATATCAAGTATCCAATAATAAAACAAATAAATATTGTAAATGCAAGTCGTGGTTCAAAAAAATATTTCCTTAATTTATCAAACATGGATAGTAATTATTTATATATATATATATTTTTTCATTTATAATATATTACATTTTTTTAATTGATTTCCTTGATGACTTTTTCTTATTTCGTTTGTTTCTTATACTATTTACATTTTTTTTATGTTTACTCACACTTCTTCTATATTTTTTTGTATTATTTGACTTTAATTTTAACCTTGAATTACCACCACCACTATAATGAGCGAACTCTCTCATATATGAATTTTGAAACTGTCGGCGTGGATCACGAAGGTATTGTTGAGCCTGAGATGCATTTACGGCGGAAGGAGCTACCATGGGATGACCAGCAACAACAAGACCAGCGTTAATAGCGTTAGTAAGTATTTCATTTGCTTTTATAACACCGGGATGGTTCGCAGGTTTTATAGATAAAATATTACGTATAAGCATACCATCGCGCAGTTCAGCTAAAATTTCATCTTTTATTCCTTGAGGCGCAGCATTATATGCTTGAACATCACTTAAAATTAGATAAAGTATTCTATTTTTTCTATTTAAAAACTCAAGTAAATTTTCTTGTCTTGCTTTATAATAATCTTCTTTTAAAAAATCAAACACCATATCTGCAAGTCCAGATCTCGCGGTTTGGGGTGTAAGTAAATTAGTTATAAGTATAGAATAACAACGAATCGCATCATTTATCGGACTGGGCGGATTATTAACACGAGCACATGTTGCAATGCGTCGAAATGCTCCCTCTCGATCTGATCTTGGATATGAAACTAATGCATAGTAAAAAAGTATGCGCGGGCAATTTGGCGAATCAGATTTCACGATCTCAGATAAAGGGTGTCTGTAAGTATGTATATCTTTATAAAACTGAGTTCCTCTTTTATATTTTAATAAAAAATCCTGATATTCGCGTTGTAAGGCTTGTGTAGGATTTCTTTCTATTTCCTCTGGTCTTAGAGGAGGGAAATCCGTACATGGTCGAGATTCTTGGATTGCCGCCATATTTAAAGTGTAAATGAATAATATATAATATATATATTATTTTTTTTTGAAATCATAAATATGACAAATAAAAATGAAATGCAGAGATGCAACTATAAAAATAAATAAAGTTTTTAAATAAATATATAAAAGCTATTTTTTGATTTATACTATATTATTTTTAACAACACTTGTGTAAATTATAAATAAAATGGAAAATATATCTATTCTGTCGTATGACGAAAAAGAATTAAATTTGCATACGAATGTCACTCTCTCTATGCCGTCAAGTGTGCAAGGTGGATCCTATTTTACAAAAATACATTATGCGAAACGCCCACTATATATGCAGTCTCCTAAATGTGTTTCAAAACAAGGAATTATTACAATCGGGAAAAAAATGTATATCGAGCTTGTCATTTCCAATGAAAAAGACGGTGAATTCATATCTTTTCTTGAGAATCTTGAAAAAACGTGCATTGATATTATTTTTGAAAAAAGACACATTTGGTTTACAGATGAACTGGAAAAAACAGACATTGAATCTGCGTTTGCGTCTATTATTAAATCTTATAAACACGGAACCAGCCATGTACTTAAACTAAACATTAACAACATGAGTAGTCATGCGAAACACGGCATCGGAATTGGCGGACTTCAAACATGCTTTGTTTTTGATGAAAATAATAATTCTTTAAAATTTGAAGATGTGAAACCGGAAATACCGCTCATAACAATTATTGAGTTTGAAGGGATTAAGTTTACACAAAAAAGTTTTCAGTTCGAGATGAATGCTCGTCAGATATTAATGATTGATGAAAAACCAATTTTTAATTCATGTCTAATCAAACCGAAAAAAATGAACGAACAAAATGAAATGATTGAAAAAAATAATGACAACGTGGAAGTAGAACAAATGAATGTTGGTCTTGTTTGTGAACCAGATGTCGACGTTACAAATGATGAAACACATTCCGATAATGTAAAGGAAACAGAACTAGAAGAACAGGAATCCGCAGAAACTATAAAAAACGAAGAATGTTTAGGAGATTTAGAATTAAAACAAGAAAAAGAAGAAGAAGTAGTAAAAGATTTAGAAATAAATGCAGGATCTGAAAATAAAACTGTGACAGACGATAAAACACGACCAGAAAACAAAAATGAAGATGAACTTGAACTTGTTGAAATAAATTTAGATGCTCCTCAAGAATTTGATGATGGTTTTGAAAAGATGAAACTGCAGAATGCAAACGAAGTGTATTATAAAATGTATAAAGAAGCAAAAGAAAAAGCAAAGTCTGCAAAAAAAATTGCAGTTGAGGCATATTTGGCCGCAGAAGAAATTAAATTTACATATAATTTGGTTGATAATGAAAGTGATAGCGACAGTAGCGACGATGACAATAGCGACCATGGTAGTGAAGGTGAAGAAAATGAAAATAATGAAAATGAGAATGAAAAGAATGAAAATGAAAAAAAATAAAAAAGATTAAGACAATTTTAGAAGAATAATAAAAACACATGATGAATGAATTATTTAGCCATTTTATGAATTAAATAAATATAAAATTATAAAAATATTTTATCATTTAATTTATATAATATATAATATAATTAATAATGCTTGAAAAATTACAACAATACATGAAAAGCCATCAAGTGCTTACGATTATTGCATCGGTTGTGTTAGTTTGGGCCATTTACAATTATTCAGGAAATAAATCGATGTTTCCCGAATACATGTCTACTTCAACAAGTTCTGGATCCAATAGAAGAAATAGAGGAGCTGGTCGTTCCGGTGTTCCAATGCCGGTTGATGATAGTTCTGTTTACAACCAACTGGACTCTGTTGCCGCATCTTCTTCCAGCAGTATTGGTCTTCCTCCAAACTGTTCCGGCCAACCCAACATTAACCCCGCCGATCTTTTACCCAAAGACAACAATAGCTCTTGGAATTTGAAACCGATGGGTTCAGGCGATTTTTTGGGTGTTAACCTTTTGAATGCCGGTTATTTGATCGGCGTTGATACTGTGGGTAGCTCTTTGCGCAATGCCAATTTACAGGTTCGATCTGAACCCCCCAATCCCCAACTTCAAGTCAGTCCTTGGATGAATACCACTATTGAACCCGATCCTTTCCGCGCTCCTCTTGAAATAGGTTGTGGACCCAAACCATGCTCTAAATAAAATAAGCCCAGTCCACTAAACAAACATTTTTATTTATGAAATCATTTATAAATAAAAATATTATATTTTAGTATATTCGCAATACTCATTTCGTAATTCATTCATTTCTGTTCTATGGAAGAATCGGCATCGGCATCGACAGTAGACACATTTGGAACACCTGCACCCAGTTCTTTTGATGATTATTCAAGTGGCGGACCGGTTGAAGAGTCCAGTTATAGCATATGGTCGGTAATATCATTCATTCTTATTATTTTGATTGTGTGGGTTCTCATTTTTAATTTTTTTAATTTAGGAAAAATAACAGACTGGATTGAATCCTTTTTAAAATTCATCGGCTACTCCACCAGCGAAACCATAAAGACAACAGCCAGTGTCAGTGCGGCGGGTATTACTGGCAGCACAAATGCAGCAGCCGGAACTCTGGTCGGAGGCGTCGGTATGTTAGAAAAGGGGCTAAACTTAACACCCGAAGAAAAAGCGCGTGCACAAAATCAAACGCAGGCGCAAGCTACCGCATTGAATCCACCGCCGCTTAATCCAAACGATGTTCAAAAAACGGAAGAGTCTGCGATTTTATCAAAAGGGTTGGCAAATTTAAAACGAATGGCGCCGCCATTACCGGATGACGCAACCAGCGTTACACAAACCGGCGGACGTTCCAAATCGGGATTCTGCTATATTGGCGAAGATCGTGGATTTAGAAGCTGCATTCGAGTCGGCGAAAATGACCAGTGTATGTCGGGAGACATTTTTCCAACAATGGACATTTGCATTAATCCCAATTTGAGAGCATAAGTTTATAAACATAGACTTCGCGTTAGTTACTTGGTTTATATAAAATGTAAATGTATTGATACTCGCGCTGACTTTTAATTAAATCGTACTGTCCCAACATTGTAAATCCAGAATCTTTGGCTTCGCTAATAATTACCTTTTGTCCTGACATTCGTATAGACCTTATATTTTTTCGCACTTTTCCGCGGCGATCCTTCATGGTTTCTGTAATTGTAACCGTGTCACTTTTATGTCCACTTTGCTTATTTTTATCATTTTGCTCTTGTTGCCCCTCGTCAAATTCGAACTTGCTCTTATAATCGAATCCTTCAAACACAACATCCGATGTAGTGATCCGCTTCTTAGCAACGGACTGTGGAGAGACCAACGCAAATGGTTTGGCAGCAGGCACGATCGGATCAAACATGTGACGGTTCACTAAATGCAATATAAGGTAGCCGCCAGGTTTTAACCAGTGATAACAGTTGTAAAACAGGGTGCGACGATCCTTAATATAATAAATTGCAAAATCAAGCAATAAAATTGCTGTAGCGTATTCAGAAGAAAAACTCATAAAATCCAACGGATCACCTTGCATGAATCTACAATTTGGATGCCGTTTCGATGCGTAGTCTACCATTGCCTTGGACTTATCCATGCCGATGACATTGCATCCGCAGCTTTGTTGAAGTGCCGATGTGTAGCTTCCTGTTTTTGAACCAATTTCAATGACAACATCTTTTGAAGTTGGGTGTATTTCATTTAAAATGATTCCCACTTCATAAGAGTTATACAATTTTTTATAAAAAAGCTCGTCATAAATTCCTACATAGAACGGGTCCTCAAAAACTTCATCATTTTGTTTCAGTATAAACCGAGACTCTTGTTCAAATCCTTCGACATTGGTTTTGTACAATGTATTGAAAAAGTCAACCGCCCATATGATAATAATTGCAACTGCTAAAAATAGTATAAGCGTTGCCCAACACGGCATGCTGTTTATCTTTGCTGCAAGTTCATCAATGAACTTTTTATTTTCCGAAAGAATAATGGCATTCGAATTCATTTTTTTTAAAAATTTAATAATGTGTTAAATATGTTATATTTATATATTATTTTTATTTTATAGATACCAATTATTTTATAGATTTTATAGATACAAATAAATTTATGGCAAAATTTGACGGAGAGATTAACGATATTCGACTCATCACAGAATTTAAAGGAACCACCTTTTCAAAATATAAAAAATCAGATGTTAGAAGCGAGCTCATCAAATGCATTATTGATGGAAAAATTGAACCCGCATGTAATTGGAGCTCCGAGTTTGTTTGCGCAGGACAATTTCTTGATTTGTGGGACATTATTTTAACCATGGTCGGCAAACACACTCATTTAGCAAATCCAAAATTACCTATTTACGTTGAAATGCGCTATGATGTGTTTAAACAAATCATGTCTGGTGGATATGTCGGAAGCGAGCTTTCTCTCCGAAATAACCAGAAAATTCGCAACCTGTTTGCAGAAATCATTTGCGTACTCTGCTTATCCAATAAAAAACACAGTTTTCAAACGGTGGATATTCGAAAAGATGAGTATGAAATAACAACGCTGTCCACAAAACTGAAAGCTCCAAATGTGGAATATGTCAACCAAGTGTTTCAAAAAGATGACCCCAAGGAGCTGTTCATTGCTTTAAATGAGTTTGCATACCATATTTCAAATGATTCTAAAAACAACTTGTTGGCGTGTTATTGGCTGGAATGGATACTTGAATTTAACACCGTGTGTAAAAATAAAAAAGAACCGTGCAAATGCGCACGACGAGCTTCCATACCGGTGGAAGATAAACATCAGCTCGACCCTGTTTGGATTTTGTGGGAAATTATTTTAAACCACATCAGCGCACCACATTTCAGTTTACCAAAAAAAGCCGTCATCACAAAAGTAATCAATAGTTTATTACACTTGTATTGCATTCGTTTTACTCCCGGGTCAAAAAGAAAACGACGATATTTGCTTTATTTTGCAATCTCTCTTATTACCGAATCCTATTCTACAGATAAAGAAATTATTACCGCGCAAAACAAAGACGTTATCGAAGTTGTCACGCAAAAAATAAATTCAGTGTATAAACAAATAAAAAAAAATGAAATTGCGCCTGCAACCGATTACTTAATGCACAATGTGAATCGAAGCGATTTAGAAAAAACAATTGAGAAAATTGAAAAACTTAACAATTTGCAGTTCATAACAAAAAAATAGTTATAAAGTATTTATATGTATAAAAATAATAAAAAGAATATTCATATTATAATAGTTAAATAAACAAATTCATTCAACTTCATCCAACTCATACTATACACATTACACATACATAAAAAATGTCTACTACCGGAACATTGGTTGCACCTGCATCACCCTCTCAAAAAAAATGGTATGAAGATGACACACTCCTTGTAGATAAGGATGAAAAAGGACAAAGTCAGTTTAGTCGAGCCGGTGTTGGATTTGACGCCATTCAAGTGAAAACACAAGAGTTGTATGAAATCGGAGTTCTTAAACTGTTTATTGAGTCGGAAATAATGAAAAGCAATTCGGGCGCTTTTGAACCTGGATTTAAAGAGTTATACAAGGATTTACTTTTTACATCAGATATTGAATTTAGCGAAACCGGATTTGTTTCTGGATCACTGGAAAATGATAAAAAGAAAATTTTTTTAAACCGATCCGAGTTTACAAACTATTTGCTCCGTCTTCCGAAACCGATTTCCGATACGACGACGCCCCTAAATGAAAAACAAGATATGAATGCGTACAAGTATTTACAAGTGATTGGCACTGAACTTCAAGATAAAATACTATTTTTGTGCGATCGTTTTATTCAAGAATATAATCAACAATACAGACAAAATGCAAACGATATTTCTCGAATACAAAAAGAAGTCAACGATTTAAAACGTTTGACAGGACCAGGTGTTAATGCGGGCGATATTCAGACCCGTATTACCGAAAAGGAAAAAGAATTGATCAAGGCAAAAAATATAAAAATTCAACTTGAAACAAAACGCGCCAACTATAAAAATGCATGCACGATTCTCTCTAATTCTACAAGACGAAGTCAGTACAATGCATCGCTTGTTGCCGCTTACCCGGCTCTAAAAAATGATGCATCCTCTTATTCCACCGTCATGCTTGACTGGTTTAAATTTAAACACAACGGGTCTAACTTTTTCAAACAGGTTTGCGGAATGTATAAACCGATTATTCCAAACAGTATGTTGACCACACGACAGACTATACTTATTTCATTGCAAGAAATAGCTACAAAACTTGGAAACATATTTCGACCAATGTTTGAGTCTTATTTTTTTAATGATCTTACTACAAATGTTGCACGATATATGAGAATGATACCAAATAACACATATTCGAGTTATTTGTTCAATTTAAATAACCCGATTGACAGGCGAAACAATGCTTCGAAATTTTCATGGTTAAATATCAATGCCATGTTTTCAAAGATAATAAAAGAAACACAATTTGTAAACAATTTTGATAAAATAGAACTTGAGAGATTGCAGTCGATTTCACAACTCATGGCAAATTTTAGCAGCGAAATTCTAACATTTTTTTCTTTATTTAAATTTGAAAAAAGTATGAATATATTTAACTCAAAACCAAATGATAATAAGAATGTATATGAGCGCGCAGAACAAGATGACGATTTTTTCAAACGTGCAGAAAATATAAACATGTTGTTTCAAAATGTGTATTACTTGAAAAAGATTTTAGAAATGATTTCAAATGAATTAGCTCGAGTTGCAGGTTTAGGCGGTATGACACCTCAACAAGTTGCCCTTGTAACGCAGTTGGAAACACAACTCAATGGTATAGTTCAAACGATTGTTAATGTTTTGTTTCCTACACTAAATGTTTATCAAGTGAACGTTAAACGATATGATTACGACACTCTTCTTGGAGACGCATCACATTCAGGATTTGTTGAAAATATATTTTCAGGTAAACTTGCATTCATTTCACACTTTCATAAAAATAATAAATTTTTGGTGTCATCGGACTTCATTCAAAATAGTCCAGTTACTATTACAATTCCCGATGGAAATTATACACTGGAAACGCTTTCATCCGTAGTTGAGAGTGAGCTATGCAACAATTGTAAATGGTCAAGACAAACGAATTATGATTCAGAAATGTTATGGAGGTGCAAGTATGATAATAAAAATTTTTTACGACTCGATTTATATTTTCCATTCAATAATATGAATAATTATCCAAATATATCATGGTCGTATGTTTTTATATTATCAAGCGCGTCAAATACTGGCGGGCTTCAATATAGAGTTGAAATACCAAAAGGTGAATATAAAAATATACGCCAAGTGGTAGATGCTATGCAAAATACAATCAATGATATTATAACCAAGACAAATGATTATGTTCAACAGTTTCAAAGCAAATTCACAATGACACTTGAACTTAATCCTGCGACAAATACGGAGTGCGTAAAATTTGCACTAAAAAAAAAAACACCAAGTGACCCAAATGAAGATTTGACAATTGTACTTACGGCTCAAAATCCCGGCATGTATATATTTCAAGATTTGGCACAGTTATTGAGTAAAGACAATAATCTTGCTTTTGTCCCGGTCGATATTAACGTATACTTAAATAACAATATAGATGATCCGACACTTATGCAAGTTGATAATACATTCGCAAATGCAAACTCAGAAAAAATATTAACGAGGTCTCCATCCAATTTACAACTTTCAAAAACAATAACGATTGATACTGCAACAATGATAGATGGAGAAAGATATGACGCATCTGATCTTTTCGGAATACGTCGCCAAGAAAATCGAGTAAATGAATCACTCCAACTTCATCCAGATATCATAACAAACACTTTATCCATTTCAAGTGACTATTGCAAAAGTTCACGCATATGCTACAATCGAGATGGAAATATTACATTCCAGCCTTGTATTTTTTTATCTATAATTTTAAATTCACAACTTGAATTAGCACCACCACATGTGATTATCAATTTATTTGAATTCGGAATGCTGGATTTTACAAGCAAGCGCATCAACGATGATGTAACATTTATACCGGCGAACATGAAAGAAATTGAAAAAAAAGCAAACGCTTCTGTCGTAGTTGAAGTTCAAAATGGTTTTAAAAGTGAAATTCTTGAAAAAACGGGCATTTACATGAGTAACCGTCTTCTTTATCCAAAGGTGCCAGTCATTACTCCAGTTGATATTTTAAACAGCATTTTATATAGATACCCGTGCATCCCATCTTCTCAACTAAAAGAAGGGTCTCCAAAGTTTGATGAATTTATTGAACAACGTGTAAATATTCCTGAATGTAATGCTGTCATTTGTTTGGGTAAAGGGGAAAAGGGGCAAATGCCGTCACTTACGTTTAAAAACATTCTTAAAAAGTCGTTAATGTATGATGAAAGTGACGATCGACGAAATAAGTTGTTTTGCGATTTACATTACGCGCTGTGCGGACCTGTTTATGCCGATGTAAACCCCAGTCGAGAAGTAAATCAACTCACAATTCTTGACGAGTTTTCTTTAAAAATGAATCGACCAAATGTCTCTATGCCCGGTAGACCACCGCCAATATATTTAAATCGTCCGTTTAGTGTGAAAGGAATAACGCCATTTTACGATTATGAGAAAGAATATTATAAATATTTAATATATGGCGAATACACTAATAAACGAGATACAGGTGATAGCTATACTTTAGGATGTGTTAAATATTATGATCCAGGTAGCAAGATTGGACCCAGTCATGACTTGAATGCATCTGAATTATATGATGTTATAGTAACAACGAATAATAATTTCGTATCTTCAACGATACATAAAATGATATGGTTACCAAGTGATCGAGAACACCGAATTGACATGTTTATTATTATTGGAGAATTTGAGATTATAAACTATTTTGATAAATATAAAAGTAATATCGAACGCGCAGATTATAGTGCTGATGGAATTCAAAACTATAGGATTTGGTCATTTGCACACGAGTATCCTACTCCTACTTCTCCCCCAAATCTGTCTTATTTTAGTATTAATGCCGAGATTGAAAGAACGAATGATCGTTATCAAATGAGAGATGTGTTAATGATTGACTATACTCATCAAAAGTTCTATGTTGTAATTAGAAAAAATAATCAAGGAGAAGCTTTTATATATATACCATACACTCCTTTAGGCGCAGCCGTAGCTCCGAATCCAGTGCCAAATGATAGAGATTCAACAGGAAGAGAAGTATTTTATAAACTTTCGTGCAGTGCAATCAGTATGAATAATTCGCTAAAAAATATATGCGAGTTTCGTCGTTTTTATCGTATTATGGATAACAAATATCCCAATGCTACAAGTCCTACAATCAACGCGTATGCGGTAAGTAAAACTGCCGATTATAACAGAGAGTATGATTATCGTTTTTTTACACTAAATCCAAATAGTAAAGATCATTTACTTTGGTTGGGTTTAAAGGAACAAACAACAGTTCGTAACATATTATCATGCAAACGAATTGACAGAGCAACACTTTCTACTTTTGATTTAGTTTTACCCATTACATTTGAGGATGGAGATTCAATTGAAAATATTAGAGTAGATATTAATAATCCAGAAATTGTAACTGTATTTGGAAAGTTCAAAGCAACAGTATCAGATAGGATGAATGTAAAACCAAATAAGGTAATTCAAAACGTAATGGTCATTTATACAAATTTGCAAAATGCAGAACAAAATGATTCAACATATGGAAATCCGGCAACCTACTCACTTGAATACGATAATTTTAAAGGTATTTCTATCAGTGAAAATGAAGAATTTGTATCATTTTATTCCTGTGTTGATGGTCTGATTCCGGCTTCTATCGACAAGGGCACAATGCAACAGAATATTGGCATTTTAACAGTGAAAAAAACGCAAACGAGCGAACCCATTGTCATTGGGTTTCATAATGCCGCGCTTTCAACAATGTCTGACAAATCCACTGTAAAAGAAGGTGCAATTCAAGTTCCATTTACACTTTGTTATGACTATAATATGTGTGCCGATAGTTTAAAAATAGAATACAACGAATTTGCGCGCCCGCCTGTTCCACCTGAAACAAAAATAGAAAAAGGTGTTTTTAATCCTGTGACATTTTATACGTCGTACATGGATAGAGAAGAAGGATCAAATAATGATTTTTGTAAGGGAATTTATGCACTCGTTCATGCAAAAAATCCGTTTCAGCTTTTTTCTTCATCGTCGAATTTGCACGTGCTGAATACGTGGGGAATTGATTTAAGCAGTAACGAAACACTTTTTTATAAACGATTGTATGAAGCAAGTAGAACAAGCGCCACAGCATTTCAATTTAACATAAAGGCGTATGAAAAATATATGAATGATATTGTAGACACGGTTCTGGGTAGTGCAAAGGCGTATTATGAAGACAAAATAAAGTCAACTTTTTACACATACGGAACCATTGACGGAAAACCACCCATCATATTCAAACGTGATGGCAGCACGAACCGAAATATCATTGTTGGAGGTGGGAAAGAAGAAGATGCAAAACAAATGCTGCTTGCAACAGAGTATGTTGTAAATGAGGACGCACAAAAAAGTGATTTAAAAAATAGAAAAAATGTAATCCGTAAAAAAATTGTCGAGATTCGCATTCCAGATATTATGTTGAGCGACTACTATACAGGTGTTCTTACAGAAGCAAATAGAAAAAATGTAAGAATGATATTTGTTAATTCTGTTTTCAACTATTCAAAACAACTTGTTGAGATAACTACAAAACAAAATGAAGAGGTTACAAAAAATAAAGGCACAGACAACAATATCATCATTCTGGATGACTATCGTGTCGTACTTTGTTCTAAAAATGACACGATTCGAAATCGGTTTAACGAGTTAAAGGCTCTCGATACATATGCGTCAACCGATTATTTAACTCTTTCGGGCGATGTCTTTGAATTTGAACTACCGTCTTCTTCTCAACAAGGTGAGAAACAAGTTATTGTCGTGAATGAGTGGAATGACAAGGGGTGCATTGGAGACTATGGCGCATACGCTTATTCTGATGCTGCTGTTGTCACCGGTTCGCTCACCCCCAATCAAATGATGGTATCAAAAAGCAGGCAACTAATCACGGAAGCTACCGCAGAAAAAGAAGCTACTACAAAAAGTGTTCCAAAATATCCAAATACTGCTTTTTTATTAAACCCTTTTTTTTCATATTATACGCTGGATCCTGGAAAATGGACTGGAATTCAGTCTTTGAATACAGGTGAAACTGGTGCTCGTCGTGGTCAACTTGTTGGTGGTGCACCTCCACTCTATCCCAGATCCAGTTATGGTTATGGTATTCCAGATCCTTATTTTTTACAGGGACAGCGACAAGCACAAGCACCGTTTGGAGCATTTAATCCATTATATGAACAAGGATACGGATACGGATACGGTCAGCCAAGAAATTATTATGGCCAGATTGATAATGGTGGTGATGAGGTAATAAGAATGAAAAGGAAAGTGCTCGAGTCAACGGACGTTCCATCAAAAAATTTGAAAAAAATCAACATCCAAACTATGCAAACAGATACACGTTTTAAAAAAATTGTGCTATGGCTATTCGATTCCAGAGAGAATAAAATGTTAATGGTAAAAACATTAATTGGAAACAAAGTGGTCTTGTCACTCCCCGTTCAAAATCAACAAGTTGGCGCAATTCGCGCAAGCGGTTATTCTTTATTGCAACAACTTTGTAGGCGTTTATTCAACCAATCTGACATTATACAAAAATGGACACTGGAGGTTTCATATGCATACAATGATGACGCAAATACGGACACCATTGGCATTTTTATATACAGTGCAAAATCATACGACTTACCAAGACCGACGCTTGAACTTATTTATGTAAATATGCAGGCAGTTTTAAATTTGACAAAGGGGTCCATGATTGTAAAAAAGGGGTCACAACAAACCGACGAGAGTCAACTGGAGATTAATTCGCGAGATGTTGCGCTTGTCGGCGAAGTGTTCCGCGTTGTTCCATTAATACAAGGCGGAATCATATCGTCAACGTCGAAAGAGTTTAATCAAATTGTTGCCAATTTGGTAAGTAAAATGCCGCATCAACATGTACGATCATTGATTTCGGAAAAAAAACGCGGAGAGAATGTGGAAAAAAACATACAATTTTTAATCAATTTATTTTTTTCTCAAAACAGCATCTTTCTTGTACGAGGCCAGTTGAAATATTATATTTATTCTTCCCAACGAAGTTGTAAAATTTTTACCATTGTAAAACAGCCTGGCTACGACGATGACAGTTATCTGACTTGTTTGAAACTGTTTTTACAATCGGAATATGATTACAAACAAAAATTAAGCACATTTCGTGTGGGTTGTTCTATGAAGAAGAAACTCATTGCAGATAATTTTTCAAATGTGTGGGACAGCTTTTGGAATGACCTCATTGAATCACAAGAACAAGCGAAAGGTGCAAAACAGATTGAAAGTGAAATTGGAAGTATGGAAACAGGTGAAGGCGAAGAGGGAGAGGGAGAAGCAGCGGATCAACAAATAAAAGAAGTGTCAAAAGAAGATGGAGATAGTTCTCCCGTTTGTTTGAAAGGCGCTTTAACCACATGTAAAAAAATGTATGATGTAAAAGAAGACTGGAATGCGTCGAGTTATTATCCGCTGGCATATGACGGCATTTCTTACACACTGGATCCAAATGAAAACCCGTATGGATTCAATAATGAATATTATTACAACTTGGACAATCTTCAAATAAATGCACGCGGTGACATGTTTCGCGGGTTCAAGTGTATGAAATATAATGGCGATGCTACAAATCCAATTTTATACTTAGGGGGTAAAACAAATGACAATAGGTCAGCACTTTATGAAATGTCATTACGTACAAAAAATATAAAACCTATAATTCTTCTTACAAATGTTGACAGTGAAATTTTGTGCATTGACATGGTTGGAAATAAACATGTAATCATTGGTGGAAAAGGATTTGATAACATTACAAAATATGTCGACGGTCGTCCATCGGATGACGCCCCAATTCGAACAAGCGTCCCTTTTGTTATTGTGAACCTTGAAACATATCATGTAACGGTTTGTTATCCACAAGCACCCGCACGAGCACCAATAATTGTTAACATGACCGATGATACAAGCATAAACAAAGTATGCATTTGTAAAAATAGAAGAGTCATTGATGAAACGCAAAAAACGTCTTATTATGAATATGTTGGGCTTTTTGGAGGTGATATACAGATTGAAACAGCGGGTCTAGGTGCAGGCGCAGATATAGTGAACCTTGGATGCGTAGTGATAAAAGTTCCCATTGATGATTCGAATCCAAACTTTCAATTGTCTGCAACAATGCACTGCATTGACTCAAAGGTGAAAAACGGAATCGGTGCTGTAGCCGACGTTATACCCGGGTTAAACTTAATTTCGTTATCAAGAGATCAATTAGTAAGCGTAACTTCAATTATTTGTAGTGAAGATGAAGATGACGAAAATAAAAAAACGGAACAAGAAGATGGAGGTGCAGAAAACACGTTGAATAAAACTACATTTTATGTTGGAGGATATTTCAATTCGTTCAGTTATATTGACTATATTGGATTACAACAAGAAAAAGCGGCTGCTGCTGCTGCTGCTGCTGCAGGAGGACCAAGAGTCGATGTCGACGAAAATGGGTTTATAAGACGCGGTATGTGTAATTCTATATTAAAGTTATCCATAACAACCAATTATGCAGGTGATTATCAACACAATAGTGTATTTCAGCCAATTGAAACAAATGCAAACAAGAACAATATTATTTTTAATGCATCTCTCGCATTGTATAAAAAAGATTCGTCTTCACAACCATTTTTACTGGCATTTACTGCATTTGTCGATCAAACAACAAATCCTGCTACTGCTCATCTAAATGACAGCGTATTAGTAACAACGTTGAATGTGTTTGATTTAAAAACGAAATTAAATACGCAAGTGATGATTCCAGTTCCAAAGTCACGAGACATTGCACGTATGACTCCTATTCTAAAAACACAATATGAATATCAATGCATTGTGGTTGTCCAAGATGCATCTTCAAAAAAATATATTGCTCTTATGAGTTATACGATGCGTATAGCGGCGAACAGGTATGCTTACTCATTTACATGTGAACTGAATATGGAAGCTCCTCTTCGAGTAATAGAATCGAAATGCAATGATGAACAGATAACAAGTCATCATAACTCAGTTACTGACATGTGCGGCATTGAAAATCGAAATGGAAACCAAATCGATGTTTACGTTGCTCATGAAAATATTATTGTCGAGACGGATAGACCAGTAGATCAAATTTTATATCCATTGACAGTGAAGTCAAATTATCAACAGATTGGAAACTGGAATTTGGGATTTATAAATAGTGAATCTGAAACTGAATCTGAAACTGAATCTGAATTTAAAATATTTTTTCGATTTGTTGACTCGATATTAGAACTAAATAAAATATTCAAGGAATATCCGTCACTAATGCTATTTCTTCAAAATATAGATTATCGAGAAAAAAATCAAAAAATAACCAGTAGTGTTTTGCAAAAAATGTATTCGGATTTACAAACAAAAACTACACTGGATGATCCAGCAACAAACATTGTAGACCCTAAAATAATAAATTTACAATATACGTGTAATCAAATATCTTTTTGTTTACTTCTTATGTTACAGGTATGGAATGTTGCAACAAATGCATCAAGTCACTTTAACGACAGCGGAAATGTCAATCTTTTCAACCAAATAAAGTTTTTTTATGACTCTTTGATATTTTTACTGATATATTCAGGTTGCATCAACTTAGCACAGAACCTGTGTGATAATTATGTGACTCTTGTTTTAAGTGATGCAAATAATGAAAACGGAGATGAACTCACGCGAGTGAATTGGAAAGAAAAATTTTTGACCACGTTTAGCACGTTTGATACTACATCTACGCTTAAAACATTTTTTAATGAAAAAACTGCATTTTTAGACCAACTGAGATTGAATCAAGACATTGTAATTTGTAGCAATCCGGAAACGTATACTGGAGTTGCGTATATGAAAAGTCGTATTGATAAAAAATTGGACACATTGATATCTGATACCAAACAAAAAGCGTTACAGAATAAAATATATAAAAGCAATGAAACATTTTTCGATGCGAATAATGATTTTTTTACAACAAACTTGGCGAGCGATTCCATCAATACAGTCGATGAGATTAATTTTTGCAGTTTTTACAAATTTCAACGATTGCAAATGGATAATACTCCATTTAGAACAAATTTTGGAGGTATGATTGGGACAACCATATACGCAGCTGTAAATATTGATTCGAGTAAAAAATTCGAATCTTCCAAAGTAGTTGAGTTTTTAAGGCTGATAGTTGCTTACTTCAAACGACTGCCGTCTGGCGCGCCCGTTATAGAAACAGGAATTGGCGGTCCGATTCAACGAGTTGTTTTTGGAGGAAATTTTGGATGCAACTTGTTGCATGACGCCCAAGTGTGTGCACAGTTTGCAAAAAACGGAATGAAAATTTATACACTTCCCAGTAATTCAAATGCATTTACAAGTGTTACAAACACTTCGGGAAATCACATGTTCGTAGTAGATGCAAATTTAATGAGTGTGTCTTCATCCTTGTCGGGAGGAGGGAGAGAAAAAGTAAAAAAACGTCTAACAATTGGAGAAGTAATACAAACGAATCAGCAAGATGTTAAGGAACATGAGAATACAAAGTTGGTTATTGTAAATCACAAGAAAAAAACGAAACGCTGTTACAAGTAGTAAAATTATATGAAAATATAACAAATATAAAATGAAACGAATTCAAACAAGTATAATCTTTAAAAATAAAATAAATAAAAAAGTGTAAAAGAGTATTCAACATGAGTAATACTGTTAATAGTAGTTTAGGTAAATCAACTACTGTTGTCACTGCATATTATCGTATAAAATCCAAACATGATCCGCGAAAATATGATGAATGGATACATAATTTATTAGTCAATGTAGGCAAGTCGTGTAAAATGATTATATTTACATCACCGGAATTAGTACATTACATTGAAAGCATTTGTGAAAAAAATAAAAAAGGTGCAGCATTTACGGTGATATCTATCGAAATAAAAGATTTAAAAATAGCACAATACTATTCGAAATATGTGTGGTGGAAACAGTATTCGCTCGACCCTCAAAAAGCTTGCCGAAGAACAATTGGATGTTATTTGATATGGAATTCAAAATTATGGTTTATGAATCAAGCAATAGAAAAAAACGTATATGGAAGTGACAAGTATATATGGACTGACATTGGAAGTTTTAGAAACAATGACTCGACTGTTTGTGCATCTATTCTTGAGAAATTTCCACTGTATGAACGAATATCAAACGACAAAATAGATATCATGTTGATTCGTCCTTATTTACCGCATGAAATGAATCAAATTGTATTTTTTAATACAGTGCATTTGGGTGGAATTTTTGGCGGCGGAGTTTATGCCGTTCGTCAACTATACAAACTTTTTTATGAGTCGCTTCATTATTACTTATCCAACCATCACTTTGCAGGATGTGACCAACAAATTTTGTCGACTTGTTACATGCGCAATCCAAAACTGTTTCATCTTATTCGAAAAAAAAATCCAAATGACTCGTGGAACGAATGGTTTTATTTATACAAGTATTGGAATGATTCAAGTTATATTCATAACTATACCATGTAGGCATAATCATGTAACTATAGTTAATTTATTATTGGTCACCAATCATCAATTACACTATGTAAATTATAAATTGATTTTTTTAATTTATAATTTCGCATTTTTAGTGTTTCGATTTTATTTACAAACATGGCAAGACAATTGCTCACTTTTTCAATACTTGGACTTGTTTTTGAACAGCAACAGCAACAGCAACAGCAACAGCAACAGCAACAGCAACAGCAACAGCAACAGCAACAGCAACAGCAACAGCAACAGCAACAGCAACAGGAGACATTTGTAAAAAA